TGCTTTTAATACGGCCAACGCAGCGTATGTGATAGGTAACTCTGCCTACAACTTTGCCAACAGCGTCAATACATTTGTTTATGGTGTGGCAGACAATGCAGCGGCGGCCTTTGCTGCCGCCAATAACGTAGCACCTCAGGTAACTCCTGCTTTCAATACTGCTAATACGGCATATACAACCGCTAATGCCGGTTATAGTCTTACCAACACCACTTATACTGCGGTCAATAGTGCATTTGGTGTTATTAATTCATCCTTTAGTTTATCAAATACTACTGCTAATAACCTTGCTAATACTGCTGTTGCTGCTAACAATTACTCTGGTGCAATGGCTAACTCTGTCAATTCCTATGCAGAGTCAGTTGGTGTAAATGCTAATACATATGCATCTTCCGTGGCAATTTCTGCAAATGCATATTCTGATACTCTATTAGTAACTGCTAGAGCATATACCAATACCTCCACTACAGCAGCCAATAACTATGCTGGTGTTATGGCTAACTCTGCCAATACATATGCTGATGGTACATATATCAAACTAACCGCAGCGTCACAAACAATCACTGGCAATCTTTCAATCACCGGTAATCTAACTTTACTTGGTGGTTCTACAATTATTTCATCAAACAACCTGTCAGTTGGTGATTCCCTAATCTATCTTGCTGCTAACAACTATTCTGGCACAGACTTTTTAGATATTGGTTTCATTGCTAACTACGGCAATACCACTGGTGCTAATGTTCATACTGGTCTTGTTCGTGATGCTACCGATAAGCAATACTATCTATTCAATGGTTATGATCAAGAACCAGCCAACAATACATTTGTTCCTGGTGGTAACAATATGGTCAATGCCGTATTGGTTGCAGATATCAATACTAGTAACTTGACACTAGGTGGTGCTAATGCTATTGTATGGATCAAGTCATCTTATGACAATTCTAATGGTGCTTTTGATAAGGTAAATTCTGTAGCAACATCGGCCAACAATTATGCTGGTGCTATGGCCAATAGTGGTAATGCCTATGCCGCAGCGACTTACTCGACCATCACACAATTAGGTCAGAACTGGGCTGTTACTAACGCAGCATTTACCAGAGGCAACACATCTGCACAGTTGGCATTCTTTAGAGTTGCTGCTGGTGGTACAAATTTGGATGCAGTATCAAACGCTGATACATTAACAATTTCATCATCAAACAACATTGTATTGATTCCTAATGCAACAAACGATTCGATACAAATCACACAATCACCATCTGGTGTTACAGCAACCACATATGGTGGTACTTCTGCAATACCTGTCATTACAATTGATGCCTTTGGTCGTGTTACTGCCGCAGCAAACCAAGCGGTTACAAGCGGCGGCGTTACATCCGTTGCTACAGGTGTCGGTCTTACAGGTGGTACTATTACCACAACCGGTACAGTTTCTCTTGCTACATATTCAACTGCTACTAACGTTGCTGTATCGGGTGGTATATCTTCTATTACAGTTGATGAATATGGTCGTGTTCGTGCTGTTTCAGGTTCAGCAGGTTATGGTACAGGAACAGTCACGGACGTTTCTGGTACAACTGGCCGTATTACAAGTTCTGGTGGTACTGCTCCAACAATTGACTTGGCAACCGCTGGTGCTGGTGCAGCAACTTATTCAACCGGCATTTCTGCTATTACTGTAGATGCCTATGGTCGTGTAACGTCTGTTACTGGCTCTGCTGGTTATGTTACTTCATCTGGTGTAACCTCAGTTTCAGGAACAGGTACAGTATCTGGACTAACATTATCCGGAACTGTCACATCAACAGGTAGCTTGACATTAGGTGGCACTTTAAGTGCTTCTATTATTGATAATATGACAGACGAACATCGTCTATTCAATAACATGGGCGACATTCATTCTACAAGAACCTCATTTGATGCTACAAATCCTTCTTATAACTTTGGATGGAGATTTATTCAAGGATCAGGTAATGGTCCTGGTGTTAATAGTGCCTCTCAATATTATTCTGAATATATCGGATTAGGCAATGATTATGTTGCAACAGGTGCTGGTTCATATGGTATGCAAATAGCATATCCAAGAAACGTTACTACACCATACATTGCTATTAGATATAATGAAAATAATACTCTCGGCGCTTGGCAAAAAATTTCTGCTGGTTTTGCTGATACCGTAGGTTCTATTACCTCAGGACAAGTAACAACGGCGCTTGGTTATACACCATATAACTCTACCAATCCTAGTGGTTATATCACATCTTCCGGTTCAATTTCTGGCTCTGCCGCAACATTCACTAGCACGACACAAAACTCTCAGTTCAACTCTATTGGTGTCAACACTGGTGCGTCAGGTACTGCTGGTGAAATTAGAGCAACAAACGAAATCACCGCCTACTTCTCTGATAAACGTCTAAAGACCGTTATTTCGCCAATTGAATCACCACTAGAAAAATTGATGCAATTATATGGCGTTATATATAAGAATAACGACCTTGCAAAGAATTTTGGATACGATGACGACAAAGAACATGTTGGTGTTCTTGCACAAGATGTTGAAAAAGTTCTTCCGCAAATTGTCAAAAGAGCGCCATTTGACACCGAGTATGTAGATGGTAAGGAAGTATCTAAGTCTGGTGAAGATTATAAGACAGTTCAATATGACAAACTAGTACCTCTTCTAATAGAAGCAATCAAAGAACAACAAAAACAGATCGAATTTTTATCTGATAAGGTAAATAGTCTAAGAGGAAAACAATAATGCCTCTTCCAAGTAGCGGCGCAATCAATTTTGCTGCGATTAACACCGAATTAGGGGCAGCAACTAATACAACAAGAGCATTAGGCTCTGCTGCCGTAAGAGGATTGTATGGGGTTGCTTCTGGTGCTATTCGACTAGCAGCCGATGGTTATGGTAAATCAAATTTCTGGAAAGGTTCTTTAACTAAAGGATTCACCATGGGCGGCCGAGTGTCTCCGCCGTCGGTGTCCAACTCATCTACAGCCGAAAAATATACATACTCTACTCAAACCGGAGCGGTTACGCCTGCTGCTTCTCTTAGCGTCGCAATAGGACTGTCCAGTGGAATGGGAAATACAGAAAAAGGATTTACTGGTGGTGGGGAAGTACCCGGCACTCCTGTTGTAGCCACATCACATAAGACAACATTTTCATCCGAAACCACGGCTGCTGCTCCCGGTTTAAACGTAAGCCCTGCTAGAAGAGGTATTCTGTCCGCCGGAAACAGCACTAAAGGATTTTTTACTGGTGGCGGCACGACACCTGCGACTCCCGTTAGTGAAAGAGTAACTTACTCTACAGAAACAAAGGCTGCCGTTCCTACTGCAAATATGATATTTGCACGATATGAAGGCGTTGGTGTAGGAAACGATACTAAAGGATTTTATACTGGTGGAAGAAACCCAGGTACTCTTTCGACTGCTACTACGGAGAGAAACACTTTTGCTACAGAAACAAATGCTTCTGTTCCTGGCGCAAATTTATCTGCGTCTAGATATGGTCTTGCTGGCTTTGGTAACCCTGCTTCAGCATACTTCGCCGCCGGGCTCACTGCTCCCGCAACATATCGCTCTACAGTAGACAAAACAAGTTTTTCAACCGAAACAACCGCTGCGACGCCACTATCTGTTACCGCTAAACTACATGTTAGTTATTTAGGAGATGGCACTAGAGGTTTCGTTTTAAAAGGAACCACTCCAGGTCCAACTTTTACCACTTCCGTGCAAAATATTTTATATTCTAATGATACTGTATCATCTTCGCCTGCGGCCGCAGGACCTGGTAGAGACCGTGCATATTCTTTTTAACCAATGAGAGACACATAATGAAAAATCAAAATTTATCCAAGTTGAGTCAAGATATCAACGACATTACAAGCAAACAGAACAAACTTAAAGAATCATTTGCTGAAATTTTTAATGGTAGATCATACTATCAATTAGAAAAGTTTGTTGTTGATCAACATGTATCTATAGAAAGGCAGTTTGATCAGTGTGTGACCGAATTGCAAGTTAAATACTATTCGATCAAGAGAATGGATATAAGTCGTAGAAAAGTTATGTCAGAATTGAATACTGTTACCGATGAGTTTATGAAGGAAGAAAAAAATCTAGACTTAGAAGAAATCGAATTTGCAATGATTGGTGCCATAAGAGAGTTCAACTGTCTATATAAGATATATGAGAGTCTACCTAAATTCACAAATGATCAGTTACAAAATTCCGAAGCCGAATATTGGCTTAAACGTCTTTCAATACAGGCACAGATGGACATTGATTCAACTGGTGTGATTTCAGTTGGAAACTATGAAGCCTTACGCCAAATCAATCTAATAGATGATCATCTTGAAAGATTCAAGCATTGTATTCAGGCACATCCAGCCATATCAAATGATGTTAAAGAAAACAATGAAGTGAAAAAAGTTGAAAGACTAACTAATAGAGGATTCATGAATTGACAAAACTTTTGACCATGCAAAAACATTTACCTTACTATGTAAAAATATATAGTAATGTCCTAGATAATTCTGTTTGTGATCAAACTTTAGCCGAACTCAAACAGGTCAAATGGATTCAACACCAATATTCTTCACCCGATGATTATACGGTATCGGCACTCAACGCCAATAAAGAATTATCGGTGACTCGTGATATCATATCAACGACGAATAATATTGAGGATAAAGTGTGGCACTGTCTTAAAGATTATGTCACAACCTTAGACTTTCCATGGTTACGTGGTTGGAGAAACTTTTCAAATATAAGGTTCAATAAATATGAAGTTGGACAGTTGATGAATATACACTGCGATCATATTAACACTCTATTCGATGGAGAAGAAAAAGGCGTTCCTATTCTCACTGTTCTTGGTATGCTGAATGATGATTATGAAGGTGGAGAGCTTGTCATGTTTGACGATAGTTTCATTAAAATGGATAAAGGGGACATTGTAGTCTTTCCATCAAACTTTTTGTTTCCTCACAGAGTGCTTCCTGTAACATTTGGAACAAGACACTCATTTGTCAGTTGGGCGTGGTGATGGATATACATTCTCTGTTTCCTATACCTGTTGGAATAACAGATGTATCTAATGTGTTGAACGATGAACACATTAGATATGCCCACGAATGTAGCAAGTTTTACACAGTCAATGATGGTAACACTACTAGTGTAAACAGTTATGTCCTGGACAGTCCTAATATGTATGATCTTAAACAAGCATTATTACAGTCGGCGAATGATTATATCTCAAAGGTGATTCAACCATTAAGAGATGGGTGTATTGATTGTTACATAACTCAGTCTTGGTTCAATTACACGAATACAGGACAGTATCATCATTCACACTTACATCCGAACAGTTTTGTATCTGGCGTATTATATCTAAATGCAGATATGGAAAAGGATACAATCACTTTCCAAAATAAATATAATAATTATGATTTTTGTTTTCAAATCGATGGGTATCCGAACGAATTTAACAGCAGAGAAGTATTTTTTAGTAACAAGGTGGGTACGGTATTTATATTTCCATCTTCTCTACATCACTCGGTTAACCATACAACTTCTGAACAAACTAGAATTAGTTTAGCATTTAATACTTTTCTGAGGGGTTATATTGGTGATGATAGAAAACTAACCGGACTACATCTAAAATAGGACACGATAAGAAATGAAATATTTTACATACAACTTAGTCTTTTCTGAAGAAGCAAATGGATGGATTTCACCATATGCCCTTTTACCTCAGGATAGTGTATTAGGTGTTTCAGATGGCGAGAAATACTATGCCGCCGCTAATATCGATAACTTTGATGCTATCAGTGACTATAATCCTGTAGAGGTCAGCAAAGAACTATTCGATAGGTATGCCAATCCTGCACCAGACATCACAACCAGACAGTTTTATATGCAGGCTATGAAAGAAGGTCTTTTGATACAACAGGATGTTGAAAACGCTATCAAGAATAGAATCATACCAGTATCTATTCAGTCTGTTCTAGATGCTGCTATCACAGACCATGCACAGAAGTTCAATGCTGAAATGTCTATTATCAGCGCCATCTACTTTGAGAGAAGTAATTCCTTGGTTGAACTAATCGGCACAAGTTTTGGTAAGACAACCTACGAAATTGATCAGTTTTTTAGAAATGCGTCAAAACTATGATTTCAGGTTTTGTCTTTCAGTTCGAACATTAACCAACTGAGTTTGCTAAATAGTGTTGTGAACAAAGGATGCTATTATATACAAGCCTATATTGATGCATGTTTAGCCGTGAAAGATAAATACCCAAAACCACAATAATCCACCGCTAAAGGATAGATATGGCCTTACAGTTCCCAGCATCACCAGTCGACGGTCAAATCTACTTTGACACCGCTTCTGGTAACCGATATGTTTATGATGCTGCGACCACCAAGTGGAGTTATACAGCTAACAATACTCCCACTGGTTCAGTATATCTATCTGCTAGTGCTCCTCCTGGTGCGGTAGCTGGTGATCTATGGTGGCACCAAGACCTTGGTACCATGTTTATCTTTTACAACGATGGTGATTCCACACAGTGGGTAGAAACATCACCATCTGGTGGCTTCTCTGACGTTGCTGCATCCTTTCAGACAATCAATGCTGCTTTCGGTGTTGCTAATGCTGCTTTTGATTCCGCCAACAATGTCGCTCCTCAGGTAGCACCAAGTTATAATACCGCTAATGCCGCATACACACAGGCTAATGCTGCCTATAGTTTTGCAAATGGTGTTGCTACCAATGCTGCTGCCGCTTTTGCTGCGGCTAATGCCGAATATACATTCTCTAACACTGTCTATGCTGCGGTTAACTCTGCCTTTGCGGTAATCAATGCAGCCTATACATCCTCTAATGCCGACTATGTTGTTACCAATGCTGCCTTTGCTGTGGCTAATGCTGCTTATGGTACCGCTAATCTAGCATACACTGTATCCAATTCAGCCTTTGGTATCGCCAACATTGCTTTCACTTATGCTAATAATAAGGGATACTATGCTGGTAACAACGGCGATAAGGGTAATTCTACAAGTCTTGGCGATATCTTCCGAGTCCATTCTAATACCCTTACACAAAATGTTACTATATACTCAGGAAACAATGCCCTTTGTGCTGGTCCTATTACTGTAACTGGTTCTAGCACTACACTTACTATTCAACCTGGCGCAAGATTGGCTATCGTATAATGTCCACATTACAAGTAACAACTATCACAACTGTCAATAATACAACACCTCTGATCCTACAGACTGGTAATACTGGTGGTGGTCAGATTGTATTGAATAGTGCTAATTCAGATGTCCAGTTTGTTGGTAATGTTAGAGTTGCTTCTGGTTTTACTGGTGATGGTTCTGGGCTGACTTTGCCAACTGCTAATGTGGCAAATGCTGCTTTCGGCAAGGCTAATAGTGCGCTACAGAATACAACTGGCACATTCAATGGTAGTTTATATTTTCCTACCGGTAATGTTTTTATCGGCACAAATTCTTCTGGTGTTGATGGTTCCGACTTTCAAGTTCAAACAGCAAACGCAACTGTCTTTGCTCATTATGTAGGAAATGCTAGAGGTGGATTGCAAGCCTTCTCTAGTCAGAGATTAGGACTTGTAACTACCACATCTGGTGATAACCTTGTGTTTGGTTATACATCTGGTGTTAAAGGTACTCTAACCGAATATATGAGAATCAAAAACTCTAATGGATATGTCGGAATCGGTAATAATAATCCTGCTTCCGCACTAACTGTATCAGGATCAGGTTTCTTTTCCGGCATAACACTAAACAATAGAGCCGGTGTAGATATAGGATTCAACACAAATTATGCCTTCTTAACATCCGGTGATCGTGGCGCTTCAACACTCAATAGACTAGACTTTGAAGGATCATCTTTTAGATGGTTATTTGGGTTTGGTACTAGCCAACAAATGGAACTAAATTCATCGGGTCTTGGTATAGGTATTACACCAACATCACCACTTCAAGTATATGCTCCTGTTGCTGACAGTCTTCCTATTTTGAGATTGAGTGCCAGTTCAAATACTTCATCCCCATTCCAATGGATTAGCACCTCTTTGGCTCCTAATATTGGAGCAGGACAGAACCTAATTCATCTTATTGGTAAAGCACAAAGCACACCAAATTCGGGTTATATCGGATATAAACACGCTGGCGATGGATCATATAATAATTCTATGACTATCGGTATGTATGGTGCCGACAATCTATTGAACATAAATGCTTCTGGTCGTGTTACCAAACCATATCAACCAGCCTTTTCTGGATACAGAAACGCCGGACTTGTTACCAACGCAACAGCTATTCATAATATAGTTAATCTGAATGTTGGTAGCCACTACAATTCATCTACAGGTTTGTTTACATGTCCAATAGCAGGTTACTACCTAGTATCTTGTGCCGGTCATGCTGAAAATTTTGATGTTACTCGTATTCAAATAAGAGTTAATAACTCAAATGTTAGATATACTTATAACAGAACCGGTGGTGCTAACTATGTTCACCAGTGTATATCTTCTGTTGTTTACTGTAATGCCAACGACACAATTAGCATGTATGTAGAAGGTACAATGTGGGGTGGTGATCTTTCCGGTGTTATGATGGATATATATCTATTAGGATAAAAGGAAACTAATGTCAACTCTACAAGTAGCTAACGTTCAATTTGAATCAACCGGTGCCAACCGTATAGAATACACAGGTAACAATGTTATCCGTGTCAAAGGTAGCGGTTTGCAGTTACCAACAGTCACCAATGCTACCAAGCCATCACCTGAACCAGGTATGATGCTTTATAACTCTGACACTGGCAACATGGAGATGATGGGTGCTGGTGGTGCTGGGTTGTCTTTTGCTAGTAATTCATCTGTGGGTGCTGTCTTTGCGGTTGCTAATGCTGCTTTCGGTAAGGCTAATACGGCTTTGCAGAATGCCACAGGAACTCTAGTAGGGACGTTATATACCACTACAGGATTAGGAGTAGGAAGCACTACTAGTCTAGTCGGTGGTTCATTATTGACTGTAACAGGTAATACTTCCGGTGCTTGGATTTCAAGTTGTGCTAAGTCACTTTCATCCAATACTGCTAAGTTAGGTGTTTATATTGATCATAACAGTAACGATGGATCAATCTATAATGGTATAGGCTTTAGAGGTCAGTCATCATACGATATGTATTTTGGTAGGCCTGCTGGCTCAGCCGATGACCTAATCATTTCACGATCAAACTATGATACAACGGAATTGTTTAGATTTACTGCCGGTGGTAAACTAGGTATTGGTACATCTTCTCCAGGAGGCAAACTAACAACATATACATCTTCTGGTGGTGTTTATACAGAAGTAACCTCAGGTGGTACTAGCGGTACATCTACAGACTATGCTTATAACATGGCCGCTGTAATGGGAACTTATGCCGGCGGCGTCTATAATATTATATATGGATCAGGTATAGGTTATACATATTATTCTGCTAATAATGGACAGTATTGGGTAGGTACATCACAAAATTCACCATTAGTTTTTTATACTAATAACGGCGAAAAAATGAGAATTACCGCCGGCGGTTCTATTGGTATTGGTAGTTCAAATCCAAATTCACCTCTATCTCTTATGTCAAGCGGCACGGGAGTATCGATCAATTTCAACGCTAATGGTTTGACAAATGCTTCTAACAGAGGTGGCCTTATCAACTATTGGTATGATGGTAGTTCAACATATTATAAAGATTTTTGGAATTGGGAATCAAATGGTGTGGTTCGTATAGGTACAGCCGGTGCAGAACGTTTCAAGATCGATAGTTCTGGTCGTATTACTAGACCATATCAACCAGTGTTTCTTGGTGTTGGTAGATCGGGAGGTACCCCACTAAACACGGGTAGCGAATCAACTTATACTATCTGGAATCCTAATAGCGTTCAATTAAACAGAGGTAGTCACTTCAACACATCAACAGGCAGATACACATGTCCTGTTGCTGGTGTATATCAGGTTTCTATCTTTTTGCTCTGTCGTTACAGTTCATCCGGCGGCGCACATAATATCCAAATCTTCAAAAATGGTTCTGGAACATCTATTCTTGGTAGAGATATTGTTTATGGTAGTAACGAGTTGAACACAGGTCTACTAGGTTATGTTGATTGTGCCGCAAACGATATTCTTGATGTTAGAGTGTCTAACAGTTCTGGTTGTGATTTCTATCCAGATTTCAACTCTTATGCAATTTCACTATTTGGTTAAACAAGGAGAAAACAATGACAACTTATACAGTAGAATACACAGAAACCGAAAACAAGGCTATGGCTTACGCAGCAGCCGATGTCAATGAATGGATTCAGAACGCCGCTCATGAAAGAGCCCGTATCGCCATTGATGAAATCGTTGCTCTGGCCGTTCAGAAGTTCCTTGAGAATGGTCAGTCCATTCCTGGTTCTAAAGATGAAATCGTAGCCGCTGCTTTCACCAATGGTTGGGTCAAGACTGCCGCTGATCGTAACGCAGAAGCCCTAGCAGCCACACCAACGGAAGCATAAATACCTAAAAACCAAGGGTAACGAATGTCACTTAACTTTCCAGCATCACCATCTAATAATCAGATATACTTCGATGCCACTTCAGGTAATCGATATAAGTATAATGCGGTCAACAATGTTTGGTTCTATACTGCCAACAATGATATTCAAGGTTCCGCAACGGACACACAGATTGTATTTGATGATGCTGGATCGGCTAATGGTAGCCCAGGTCTAGTATTCAATAAGAGCGCCAACACCCTCACAGCGAATACCATCAATGCGTATTCTATGAGGGTTACTGGCAACCTCTATATTGGTTCTAATACGGTAGTTATCTCTAATAACTCCATTATAGCACAAACCATCTTTGTTGGTGGTTCATCTATTCCTACAGGGCAGCAGGCTAACGCAGTATATGACCTGGTCAATGCCGCTTTTACTGTAGCCAACTCTGCCTATGCATTGCAGAACAATGACTATACAATGTCTAATGCCGCCTATACGGTGGCTAATGCTGCATTTGGTCTGACTAATACGACCTATGCTGCGGTTAACTCAGCCTTTGCAGTAATCAATGCAGCCTATACAAGTTCTAATGCTGATTATGTAGTTACTAATGCGGTCTTTACTCAATCTAATACAGACAACGTTAGATTGTCGGCTGCCTACGTTTCTCTAAATGCTGGTTATACCGTAGCTAATGCAGCTTTTGGAACGGCTAATGGCAAGGTTTCTAAGTCTGGTGATACTATCACAGGTACACTAAGCATTGTTGGTGATCTAGTTGTTTCTGGTAATACTTATCAGTTGAACGCCAATACCATGTCGATCTCAGATCCATTGATCTATTTGGCTGCTAATAACTATTCTAGTGATATTGTGGACATTGGCTTTATAGCCAACTATGTCAATACTGCTGGTGCTAACGTCCATACAGGTCTCTATAGAGAACACACAGATAAAGAGTATTACCTATTCCAAGGTTATGACAGAGAGCCTATAAACAACCATATTGGTGCAATGAGCAACAATATGACTCTATCGGTTCTCAATGCGGACATTAGAACCAGTAACTTGAACCTTGGTGGGGCTAATGCTATCACATGGATTAGTTCTGGTTATGGTGTTGCTAATGCTGCATTTGCAGCCGGTAATGCCGAATTTACCTTTTCTAATACAATCTATGCTGCGGTCAATTCTGCATTTGGTGTTATCAATGCAGCCTACACCAGTTCTAATGCTGATTATGTATTAACTAATGCAGCGTTTACCGCTGCTAATGCAAAAGTTGCCACCGTATCTGGTACATCTGGTCGTATCACAAGTTCCGGTTCGACTGGTATTACTCTTGACCTGGCAACTGCCGGTGCTGGTGCGGCATCATATTCATCCGGTATTTCGGCACTCACAGTTGATGCTTATGGTCGTGTTACATCTGTTACTGGTTCGGCTGGATATGCAACTACGACTCAATTAGGAAATTACTTACCACTTGCTGGTGGTACGATGACTGGACAATTGAACGTGATTGGTCTAACCGTAGGACAGGGTCAGTCATCATCAACTATTACAATGTTTGACAGTGATAATGGAAGCAGATATATTCATGCCAATTCTGACAGATTAGGATTCTTGAACCTAAATGCAACTGGATGGTGGGCGTGGAATGATAATGCTGGTAACTGGTTTGCAGCATCATCTAGTAGAGCGCCAATCTTCTACGATTCAGATAACACTAGCTATTATGTAGATCCTACTAATGGTGGTTTTAGTCTTATTGGTGGAACGTCTAACCGTGTAAGTTTCTATACTGGCGATTCTGGTTATTTTGTCGGAAATCCTGAAGGTAACGGTGCCACATTGAGAATAGGCTCAGCTTGGGGTTACACCGGTTTATACACCGCTGGCACTTTAAGTTTGATGGCCGATAGTTCAAATAATATTGAGTTTAGAATTGCCAATGCTCAAAAAGGTTATATGGACAGTAGTTCTAATCTTTTTGCATTTGGTTCTATGCGTTCGCCTATTTTCTACGATTCTAACAATACTGGTTACTATGCTGATCCGGCATCGACCTCTGTATTCAATGACCTTAGAGCACCAGGACATATTCTCCAAGTAGTGCAAACTGTGAAAACATCAACCACATCTATTGCCGTTTCTGCAAACACATATAACGAGTTTGATTCGGGATTCCGTGTAACCATCACACCCAAATCAACAGCCAGTAGAATTGTTCTTTCTGCTTATATTACTGGTGCACAAAATACAGGTACTGTTAGATATAAGTTCCAGTTTAGTACCAATGGCGGTTCATCTTGGTCGGATGTTCCTGGTATCGGCGATGCTGTAGGTTCACGCAGTCAGGGACACTTTGGTTATGCAGTCAATGGTGATACCAATCAGTTTAATACTTGTGCTATGGAGTTGGTTCATAGTCCATCAACTACAAGTGCTATAATCTATCGTGTTTTGTTTGGTCAGGACGTTTCTACCACATATCATTTTAATAGATCAATTGGTTATCCAAACAACTTCTTGGGTGGAACATTGTCATCAACCCTAATTGCAAAGGAAATTGGCGGATGATTTATGATATTACACATGCTATCACTAGTCTTAGACCTGGTGCTACTTGGATTATACATAGTGAAGATTATAATACGTTAGAGTGGTTTGAAGAAAATACTACTTCTAAGCCAACTCTGGAAGAGATTGAACAAGAGATTGTAAGACTACAGGCAGAATATGATGGTAAAGAATATCAGCGTTTAAGATCCGCAGAGTATCCATCTTTCGCCGACCAGTTCGACTTACTATACCACGGCGGTTATGATGCATGGAAGGCTCAGATACAGGCCGTAAAAGATAAATACCCAAAACCATAAGAGGAAACCATGGCAGTAACATACACCTGGGAAGTGACAGGTCTAAAAACTACTACACTAAATAATACACCAAACGTAGTCGTTCAGACATACTGGAAGAAGATTGGTACAGACGGTGAGCATACCGGAACATTCTCAGGTGCTACACCATTCTCTGCCGACACAATGCCAGCAGGAACAACATTTGTTCCATTTGAACAGCTAACCGAGGAAACAGTCCTATCCTGGATTCAAGCCGTTGTCGTAGGTGACTATGAACGCCACGTTAATGACAAGATCCAAGAACAGATTGACGCTTCACTAAATCCAGTAGTTGAAGCAACCCTACCATGGGCGCCAGCAGCTAATACACCATAAGGAGTGAAAACATCATGAATAAAGTAACACTTGAATTGAACATTGATCAGCTAAACATTGTTCTAGCAGGTTTAGCAAAATTACCACTAGAGCAATCAATCGATACCTTCACCGTGGTTCGCCAGCAGGCTAACGCACAGTTGCAGCCACCAGCACCAGAGGGACCTCTATCGGATAAAGTGGTAAACTAAATACTACAAATATCTAACAAGGGTAACCTAAATGTCTATTACTAAACCGGCAAATAAAGAAGAACTAAAAGACTTCTGTTTAAGACAGTTGGGTTACCCTGTTATTCAAATCAATGTTGATGATGAACAGGTCAATGATGCCGTTGAACTTGCCTTTGAATACTGGAACGAGTTTCACTTTGACGGCACAGAACGCACCTATGTTAAGCATCAAATCTCATCCCAAGATAAATCTAACGGTTACATTCAACTATCAGATCAGATTATTGGTGCCGTTCGTATCTTCCCTGTAGGTGGAACTAATGCCTCTATGGGTATGTTCGATCTAAGATATCAGTTGCGTCTAAACGATCTATGGGATTTGTCATCAACATCATATGTCAATTACTCATTGACTATGCAGCATCTAGCCACACTTGATCTTATCTTCACAGGTCAAACTCCAGTTCGTTTCAACAAAGTCAATAACCGTCTATACATCGATATGGACTGGATGAATGACGTTGATACTGGTGAGTTTGTTATTGTAGAAGGAATGATCATTACCGATCCAGTTCAATTTACTGCGGTATGGAATAACCGTATGCTCAAGAAATTAGCCACTGCCTATGTTAAGCGCCAGTGGGGACAGAACATGTCAAAGTTTGATAAGATGCAGCTACCAGGTGGCGTAACAATGCGTGGTGCTGATATCTATGCAGAGGCTATGAATGAAATCACAGCAGCCGAGCGAGAGATTAGAGAAACATACGAGGCCCCTCCTGGCTTCTTGGTAGGTTAAGATGGCCGTATCAGGGTATTTCAACAACTCCCCATCACAAGATAGAATGAGCAATGAACATCACCTTATGGAGGATGTTATTGTTGAGTCTATTCAGATCATGGGCCAGAACGTCTATTATATTCCTAGAGAATCCTTTGACGCTGGTGATATGATCTTTGGTGAGTATAGCAAATCAAAGTTTGACAAAGCATACCTAATTGAAGCCTACATGACTAACTTTGAAGGTTTCGAAGGTGACAATGACTTCTTCTCTAAGTTCGGTCTAGAGATTAGAGAAACATCTAATTTTATAATTTCACTAAAGGCTTTCAAAAGACTCATACCAACAACCCTTCGTCAGCGCCCGCAAGAAGGTGACTTACTTTATATTCCTGTCATCAAGAGTTTAGTTGAAATCAAGTTCGTTGAACAGGAACTAATGTTTCACTCTCTAGGTAAGAGACTGCCATTCGTTTATGAAATGCGTTGCGAACTGTTCCGTTACAGCGAAGAAGAAATCAATACAGGCATCGAAGATATCGATGAAGTGGCAGCCGAAGTGCAATATACAACCAGACTTATGATCTCTAATGCAGTAACTTATAATCCTGCGGCATCAAGTTATCATGACGGTGAGATTGTATATCAATCAACCGATGGTACCTGGGCTAATAACTTTGCCTCTGCTACAATCACAGAGTTCTACAAAGCCAACGGCGCTCTATTCCTACATAACATTGAAGGACAGTTTAGAGCAAATGCCAACGTATATGGCAATGTATCACGAGCAATCTTCCGCTCAATCTCTTATGATGACAGAACAGACTTCAATCCATATGATGACTATGACAACGAAGAATTTAGAACAGAAACTAATATCATTCTAGATTTGAGCGAAACTAATCCGTTTGGAACACCATAATGTTAGGTAATTCACATTTCTACCATCAGCTAACAAGAAAGGCCGTTATTCTATTCGGTCGCTTGTTTGATGATATCACTATCATTAGAAAGAATGATCAGACTGGTAAAGAAACCAGCCGCTTTCTTGTACCTATCATCTATGCTCCTAAGGAGAAGATGGTTACTCGTATTCTATCCGACCCTGACCTACTAAGATCAGTTGGCGTTATTCTGCCACGTATGTCATTCGAGATTACAGGTATCACATATGATGCCACGAGAAAACAAAACTCTCTGCTAAAGGCAGCTAAGACTAATTCAGCAACTAACGTATCTGCAAGTTATATGGGTGTGCCATATGACATTACATTTGCATTGAACATCTATGCTCGTAACATTGATGACGGTACTCATATTGTAGAACAGATTATGCCGTTTTTCAATCCTGACTTTACAGTTACAACTAATATGATTCCTGATCTAGGTGCCTTGAAAGATATCCCTATCATTCTCAATTCTGTGGCAAATGATATTGCATATGAAGGCAATTACGATTCCGTTAGATATGTTAATTGGACACTAACCTTCACAATGAAGATGCATTACTATGGTGCTATATCTTCACCTAAGATTATCAAATCAGTTTATGCCAACATATATGATGACAACTCACTAAAGTCTGGCTACATTACTCGTTTGAATGTTATCAATGCTAATGGTACATTCAAAGCAGACGACTATGTGTTCCAGGGTAACTCTTACAATACGGCATCAGCATACGGTATTGTTATGAACTATAGTGCTAACACAGGCAAACTTGTTTTGGGTGCTACTCAAGGACAGTTTAGAGTTAATAACACAATTCACGCCGTATCAACAAACGGTGTGTGTCAGATTGATTCGTTTGTGGTCGACCCGATTAAGTTAGCAGAGATCAAGATAGAGCCCGATCCTCTTACAGCGCAGGCTGGTGACGATTATGGTTATGATGTTACTATCACAGA